TTTGCTTTTGCCATCTTAGTTGTGATCATCCAAATCACTTGATCACGAATGTCAAAGCCGCCGTCTTCCATGTTTACTGCCATACGGTGATACAGTTCAGGACTACAAAAGCTAAGCGCCCATCCGCCGGGCTTTAGTACTCGAAGAGCTTGTTCCCAAGTACTGCTAGGCGGCACGTTGCGATCCCACCCTACACCAGCAATGTCCATGCCATAAGGAGGATCAGTTACAATCAAGTCAACAGAGTTTTCTTCCATGTCTTGAAGTAGTTCAACGTTGTCGCCGCAAAGCAGATTGTATTTCATTTTTTCTCCTATAGTATTATATTATATACACATTTACTAACATGTCAAGGTTTAAATGCGTTGCCAATAAAAATATTATAGGCCGGAGTAGCGCCGCCTTGACAAATATTTTTCCAAAGTACACTAAGAGTTATGATATCATAACCTGCCGCATTTTGAATTTTAACACTTTTAAGATTGTCGCTTACAACCTTAGCAACAGTACTATCCATCTGCGAAAAGTCGTAAAAATCAACAGTCTGCTGCTTAGTCTGATGCTGTTTAACAACGCAGTAGACTAGATTTTCAGTTTGTGTAACCTTTGTTGTATTGTTTCCGGCTAGGACGTCGTCTACCATTTGCTGCGTTTCACGTAAATGATTTGATAACAATTCAGCAGTATACGCAGCATACTGAATTTGTCCCGGTGCGGTAATAGCCTTAATTTGCTTAACTAATTCAGAGTGACCAGCATCACGGAGGCCACGCAAGGCTTTTTCGTAGTGCGCCTTTTTTTCTAGTTTATGTCCTACAACATCTTCCACAAGATCATAGCGTTGTTTGCGTAGACCTAAGTTATCGTCAAAGTCGCTATAATTAACAGCATTGCTAATATATTTCTTAAGAAAGTTATTGCCGGGATTTGCTTTAGTGCCAGAGCTGTCAGCTTTAGATGTTTTAAGCTCTACAGGAATTTTAGTACCGTCACTGAGAAATACATGTACATCTCCTGCGTCGCCGTAAGATGTTGCGCCTACCCACTTGGCAGTTTTTATACTCTGCTTAAACTCTGCTTCTACGTGCGCTCGTACTGCATCTGCAATCTTTTGATCAGCAGCATTAACTACTTCGCCGCGAATGCCAGCAGCAGTGTTCTTCTCAACTTGCTCAGCCCAATCTCGTTCAAGCTTGCCCATAAGTAAATGTCCTCTTGTTCTTTACTGTATATACATAGTACAGTCAGAGCTCGAGCGTGTCAACGATTATTTTCTAATTAGACTCGTAGTATTTGTACACTCGTTCCCACCAAGCTTTTTCCCAATCGTCAAACTCGTCGGGCCAAATGTCAAACTGCTGGTACTCGCCTGCTCGACTACACATGAACACATGACCTTCACGGATGTCAGTGCCGTACACTTCGTTGTGAGCAATAGCATAAGCAGTTAGCTGTAGAAAGTAGTCTTCTACCCATTCAAGCTTCTTAGGCTTGTTGGTTTGCTTAAAATCCATTATACACGGAGTGCCTTTATAAGTGCCCACTAGATCAGTTGTGCCAGCATAAAGGTTAGGAACGTACAATGCTACTTCCGAGCCCCATACTTCGTCTACGTGCGTCATTGCTTCTTTGTGAATAACTTCGGCCATACCGTGCGCTTGTTGAGCATAAGGGTTGCTGCCAGCAGTTGGCCATTCACCTGTCTCAACATAGTCTTCGAGATATTTGTGCATTCGAGTGCCGACACCTGCAGCTTCAGTTACAATCTCTTGTGCTTTCTTTTCGCCCACACGTTTGCGCCAAGCAATAAGCCCAGACTTATCTTTTGTAGCGTCAAGAATAGTTGTAACACTAGCAACAGCATTACCGTCGGGCGTAAGGTATTTTCGCTTACCGTCTACACTTTTTCGACTGATAGGCTTATAGTCGTATTTGTTAAGGATTAGGGTCATCTAAATTTTCATTGCTAAAAAAATCCTCAGTATAAAAAGGATCTACATTACTAAAAGGATCGTCTACAGCATCTACTTCTTTAATCTCAGGTACATAATGCATAAGCATATTTTCAATACCCATCTTAAGAGTCATAGTACTGCCGGCGCATCCGCTACATGCTCCGCCAAGCTCGAGCAACAGACGACCGTCATTGAATTCTAAAAATTCAATATTGCCTCCGTGGCCTGCCACAGCTGGCTTTACTCGTTCTTGAATGAGCTCTTTAATCTCAGTGATAATTTCTTCGTTTGTTCTTTGTTCAGTCATACTATATTTATAGCACTGTTTATTAGGCCTGTCAAGAACTTTTTAAAAGGTGTTATTTAGACTTTCGAAAAGAGTCAAAACCAGCCGAAGCCATTTTGTCTAGTGTCTTTTCAGCGTCGCCTGGCTTGCTTTGGTCTGCTGGATCAGCTAACTGTTCCTCAGTTTTAAGAATGATTTTGTCTTTATCAAACTCTTTTACGAGGCCTTTGATCCGAGCATCTTGCTCGTAAGCATTGTTAAAAGTATCAAAGCTAAACTGCGGAGAGCCTGCGTTGTCCATTATTCGATTGATGTCTAAGTTAACTGCGCCTTGTACTGGCTTAGTGATTCCATCGAAGTGGAGGGCAACTGGCATATCTTTTTGATTAGCACTGCCCTCTACTGTCTTCAAGATCTGAAAAAGTAGATCTGTGTTTTCACGCAGTAATTCTGCTATACGCATTTTATCTTTTACGGCCTTCGCTCATGATAGCGCCAAGTCTGCGACTGCGCTCAATGCTTTCACGTCGTGTGCGGTCTGCTGCGTCACCGCCGCCTGCTGCCGGAGCAGTAGCGCCAAAGTCATCATCGTCAAAGTCCGGAGCTGCTTCCTGATCAACCGGAGCTTCTAAGTCTGGCTCTCCCATTGGTTGTCCTGCTCCTGGTCCTGGGTCTCTGCCCATAATAAGATCGTTTGCTCGCATAACTTCGCTATGAGTCTGTTCCATTACTTCGTAAAGACTGTCGAACGCAGTGTTTACTATTTCGCTAAACTGCACAGAAGTGTCAGCGCCCATTTCATCACGAACAAACTCAGTAAGGGATAGTACCTCGTCGGACTTTAGATCAGCAAGTTTCTGCATCCAAGTCTTTATGTCATTTACTAAGTCCCCGGTGCCAACCACTAGCATTGCTTTTGTTTCTTCACCTTCTACAAGCGGGCGACGTGCTTCGATTTCAGCTTCAAGTATTTCAGCAAACAGTCTGTTCTTTTGATATTCGTCTTTATGAGTATAATCAAAGTTATTACTCTCAACCATTCTGTTTATTTTAGAAACAAGTGTTGCTCTCATTTCAACTAATTGGTTAAACGAGTATTCTTCAAGTTCAACGCTAAGATTAAAACGCTCAACAAGGTTCTGATTAAGTTCTGCTGAGCTAGGTTTTTTATTCATATCTTTAATGTTCATGGTAATGTCCCAGTTTGTTAAAAGTATTTATCAATTTATAAGCAAATAATTTAATTCTTCAACTGCTTGATTAATTTTACTTCGGCCTACTTCTAATCGATCCTGCATAGTTGACATGGTAATTTTGTTTGATGTGCTTTTGCCTACATGACTGTAAAATATACAATCATTATAGTTTTTTTCAATGACGTTGTCAAGAATTAATATTTGATCTAACGACTCTGTAAGACCTTTAGCATACTGTCGAGCTATAGTTAATGCTGCTGTTTTTGAAAATGTTTTAGCTACAAACTTTTTATTATGAAAAATCTTGTACAAACATTTGTGCTCTGTTCTCACGCACGCTTTGCCCACATAGATACAGTTTCCCTTTACGTAAGGGAACATAGTTATGTCTAACGAATCAAAGAGTTCGTTTATATGGGGTATAGCTGTGTTCATTTCGCTTAACTAAAGTTGTCCCGTCCTTGTTAATTCTATTTACTAGATCCTTGCGTTCAAGGTTAGTGAAAATGACTTGTTCTCGTTCAGTTAAGCTATTATACGGAACTTCAATACCAAGCTTGCGCATCAGCGCACGTTCTTCGTTTGTTTTTTGTATTTCAAATCCGTATATTAGTTCGTTAATCTTCATAGTGGCATCGTGCCGCCTTGTACCTTCGGACCACTTAGTGACATTGTACCACCTTGTACTGTTGGGCTAGTCGGAGTGTTAGTCGTAGGTTTGTTTGCGGTTGCTTGCTGCTGCGTATTCTTTTGTTGTTGGGCTGCTGTTAATGATTGCTGAGCTGTTGTCACTGCTGCTCTCTTTGCCTGCATCCCCTGCCCTTGCATTTCTCTAATTTTAGCTTGGTAATCCTGAAGTTCTTTGCGTGCTAGTGCTAATTGATTTTGTGCTACAGTTACCGGATTATCGTTTTCGTTTATTAAGTCAAGAATTTTCATCTTTTGTTCATCCCCTGTGCTAATCTTTTACTTGCAGGATTTACACGTTTTGTGCGCTTTGCTCTACGAGTCATTACTTTGCCAAGACGAGCACGGGTAATTTTCATTTGTGCGCTGCGCTTTGCATTAGGAGCAGCGTGACAAGCAGACGGTGTAGATACAACACGTCCATGACGTTTGCCACCTGAGCATCTGTATTTGCGTACTAGTGCTTGTCCTTTTCTGCCCCAAATCTGCTTTGCTTCGTTCATTGCTTTATCCTAATTGAAATATTAACACAACAATCGTAGATAGTAAACCAGCCATTATTGTAGCGGTTGCTCCTACTAGTGCTGTTATTACTGTCTTATTGCCTTTATTTACTGTGTCGGCTAATCCTGCTAAAATTGTTTCGACCTTGGTCATTCTTGATTCTAGAACACTATATCTCTGAGCGCAAAGGTCGACGTGTGCTTCGAGATTCTCTTTCTCTAATGGGGTTGTATTAATACTCATAGTATTTCCCTCTTAATACAAATATAATGTATTTATTCTATTTGTTCGAAACTTATATTGGTTTCTTTGCGATCTTTAGTTAAAAAATAATTTTGCGCAAATTCAACAGTTTCGTCTAGCTCAGTAATAAACGGAACTAGATTAAAATCATTTATAAGCATGTCTATTGTAACAGCGTCTTCGATATTTGGAGTAAAGTCGAAATACCATATTCTCTGCTCGCCTTGGTATTTGGATCCTAATGTTGCTGGTTCTTGGTTACTATACACCTTGATGTTTTCAGGGTTTACTCGAAGACCGATAGTCTGCATCACAGTATCGTAGTTGTCCTGTTGTGCTGATTCTTTATCGTTACGTCGTCTTACTCTAGTGTGCGTAATGTCAACTAGTGTTCTAATTCTAAATCGCATACACATATTTAAGTCATAAAAAAAGCGCCACTGTAAAAGTGACGCTTCTTTTTAATTTATAACTGTTAACTATTAGGAAACAGTAATAGCAGTACCAAGTGCTACTGCAGTGTCAATACCAATGCCGTCTAAGCCAGCAAGGCGAGCAGCAATAGATGTAGCGTCTACGCCATGGCCATCCATAATTGCGTGGATTACGCCGGTGTTAGCGTCAGCAGCAAAAGCCATTACTGGCTGAAGTTCACGAAGAATAAGATCGTAAAGGGAACCGTGTGCTGCGTCTACTGCACGTAGATCAACTGCTGTGTTAGAACCGTCAGCTGTGGAGCGAACAGTAATAAGGAATGCTTTGTGCTGTGCTACAGCTTCAAGTGAACCAACAGCGTTAGCGCCGCCGTTAGCTGGGGTTACGTCATAAGTAGCCATTTTTAATTTCTCCTAAAATGTGTCAAGACTTTGAACAAATCTTGTTACTAGTATTTAGTCTTTTTTAAAAAAATTATACTTTTAACTTACTTTTTATTAGACTTTTTTATACGAGCGTGTAGTACTTTTAGCTGTTGTATTGCCTGCGGTCCTGCTTTTACAAAATCATGTATCATTTCAATAACAGGCAAATATGCTTCAATGTAACTAATAGGCACTGTGCCACCTTTGAACGCACGCTCTACAAATCTAAACGCCATCATCATTTTTTGGTTACCGACTAACAGTCTGTAATACGATGCGTCTTTAGTATTGTCTGCATCAAAATCTGCTCTCGAGTATGTTGGCTCGTTGTCGACAACAGAGCTTACTTCTAGTTTGTTGCGACCGGCCCATGTAGAGAACTCTTCAATTAGGTCACTTGAGCGTAACTTTGCTCTAGCAGCAAACAGCAACTTTGTAATAATCTGCTTTCTTTGCTCAGTTCCGATCTTAGTGTAATTGCTTAGCATTCTACGCATTTCAGAGTATTGCGATACATACTGACCAAGACTCTTTTGTAGCTCATAGAACACGTTGTCGGTGCTTCTATAGGAAGTAGGGTTGTGATACACTTTAGTTAAGTACGCATTTAATTGTGCGAGAGGTAGATGTGTATCTCTTCTTAGCTTTTTAGCAGCGCCTGGATCTTTTAGTTTGTCCATTGCCGCAGTGTCGCCGTTGACAAAGTAGATAAAGTTATAAAAATCTGTCTTGTCAAACTTAAAACGCTTGTACTGATTGTTGTCAAGTGTTTTGCTTAGATAAGTTTTTACAAAGTTTGTGTTGTCTGCGTCGTAACGCATTACTTCGACCATACATGTCATAATAAAGAGACGCTCGCAGCAATCAGTATAGGTAAGATCCTTTTGATCTCCAGAGGATCTTACCATCCTTGCTTCGTGTATCTCTTTTATAAAATCCATCATGCCAGGCCGCTTAGTTTCTTAATACTGTCCAGTTCGGGCGATACAGACTCACGTTGTACAGATCTGTTAGCTGCTGTAAAGCCGCTACGGTCTACAAGTTTAATAGCGCCTTGGTTATGATCCATTACATAACCTTCGCCGCCGTTGTTGCCGTTGATGCTTGCTTTGATGTTACTGTCGTGTGCGTCGAACTGTTTAATAATATCGTTCTTAACTCGTATAACTTCTTCAACTGCCTGCCACACGCTTTTAAAGCCTTGCTCATGCTCTGCGATGTATTGTTGTATACGCTGCTGCTTAGCCGGAGATACTTTACTGGTCTGCATCCACTGTACAAAATCACTGCCTAAGTTGTCGAGACCTGAGTCTACTTTCTTGTTTAGGTATGTGTAAAAGATCATAGGTAGATCTTTCATCTTTAGTCTAGTTAGTCTTTCAACGTTTAGCATATCGTCGATCATTGGACCTGTTTGAGTTATATGAGACATAGCATCTTTAACGTGTGAATCGTTTACGTTTGGAGCACGCTCAACTGTTACAGGAGGGAAGTACATTACTTCGCCTGAGTTCATTTGATTTATGATGCTTTGCGGTACAGCAGAGTCTTGACCGTCTGGTGTCATAAATCTGTGTACTACTACGCCGCTGGTACTAGCAGCAATTTGTTTACCTATGTCGCTGTCAGCGTTAACACTATAGGTTACAATGTTAGGCGTAAACACAAAGTTACCATCCTGTTGCGGAGGAGTGTTAAAGTAAAGTAGATCGCCTTTAAGGTAACCAGCTACGTGCTGCGGAAAACTGCGCTCGTAAAGAGTGTGTAGCTCAGCCATCTTACCTGCAAACGCTTGCTGTCTCTCAGGATCTTTAGTAGCACCTGGTCGACGCATTAGCATTGCTTGGAGTGCTTCGGCACTCGTAGGCTTACCGTCGTAGCCCTTGGCACCAAACCCGCTTTTGTCAGTAAGTACAAACTCACCGTTTTCGTTACGGCCAAAGATAATAGCAGGTGAACCGTCCCATTTAATTGTAACGTCGCTGTGCTTGCCTTCTTCCATACTCTTTAGTGCTTCGAGCGCACGTAGAGCACCTTTGGAACCTTCCCAAAAGATTAAATCCTCTGCGTGCTGAATGCGAGCTTCGGCTGCTTCGTGTAACTGAGTTGTTCCTTCAAACAGTTCAACCATCTTCATTAGATTGGGTTCCCTGGTGAACCAAATGGTGCGTCTGGAGCATCTGGTCTTACAAATTTATTATTATGATTTATTAATTCTTGCTTCTTAACTCGTAACACATCTATCAAATACTGTGCCTCAACAGTAGATTGTACTTTCTTTTGTGCTAAGATGTCAAGAAACTTTTTCTCTACTTTAGCTAAGTCTTCAACGCTGTTTACGTTATTAATTAAGCCTTCGAGTCTTTCACGAGCGCTGCCTGTCTTAGGAAGCTTTTCTATAAAATCAACCGGATCAAACTTTTCCGGCTCTGGCTTTGCGCCTTTAAACATTTTACTTGCTGCGCCTGCGACGTTCTTAGCAAATTTCAATGGATTTTCGTCTATTTTTTGTACGCCGGCTAACTCACGTAAGCGGCTAATGTCCTTACCTTCTGGCAATGTCTTTCCTCTCTTTTCAAAAGTAGCTCTAGCATCTGCTGTTAACTCTTGATAGTCAACACGAGTACGTAGCTTGGTTAAAATAGTTTCTACACTTTCTAAGTCGTCGGGTTGACCGTTTGGTCCTAACAAGTGCTGTGCAATCTCTTGCGGGTTACGAGTAATAACTTGGTTGTTCATACGATCAATAAGACCCTGTGCTGGGCTCCATTTGAAGCCTTGCGCAGTAGCAATACTGCTCATTAAGATTTGGCGGTCAGCGCCGGCAAACGCAGTAGCATCGTTTGAGCCTGCCATACTCCACTTCATCCACTCTGGGTCACCAAACATTAGATCAGTTTGCACAAAGCCTTTGTTTTCGTCACCGCGGATTGGTGTAAGGAAGTGTACACTAATACCTGTCTTACGTATCCAGGCTTTTGGATCTTTGCCGTTTTGGTCACACCACGCTGCTAGCTTTTGTACTAGTTCGTCTTTGCTTACGTCTTGTTGGTTAACTGCTACGTCAAGGTCGCCGCTTGTTTCTTTACGACCTGTACTGCCTAGCATAAAGTCTTCGTGCGGAAGATTTGTTATCTTTTCTAACCATCGCAGTGTTGGTACTACGTCTGCTCGGTCAATGCGCTGAGTAAGTATGTTGCCCTCAGCGTCTTTAAAAATGTTACCGCCTTCATTTAGGATCGTCATTTTTAGTTTCCTTAATAATTCGTTTTAAGCTTCGACTAAACTTATCAGTGTCGCCGGTACGCAAAGCGTTAATAAACTTTTTCTCAATCTTCATACTCGTATCAGGACCGTACTGCTTGTTAACTCTATTCATTAAGTTGACAACACTCTCTAAAATGTTAGTAGCAGAACCTTCGATCATGAAGTCAGGATCGTAATTTCTATAGTTTTGTAGTTCTTCTAAAATTGATCTGGTTTTCTTGCGCATAGTGTTATTATTTAGCCTTGAGATATAAATACTTTTGGGAAAGAGAGGGCCCATCTTATGAATATGAAATCACTTCGTGTCTCCGGACGGGGACACATTCTGGCCAAGCTATCTGAGTTTGTTTACGAAGATCCAGCCGAAGCTAAAAAACTTGTTAAAGAATTTGGTTTTCACACACTTGAGTTTTACGACAGAGACGGCGCCCAGGCGTACCGCTTTGAAAGTGACACTGATGTAGTGTTTGTTTGTCGAGGCACCGAGCCTGGCAACTGGAACGATATGATTGCTGATCTTGACGCACGAAAAGAAGACAGCGAAACTTTTGGTAAAGTACACAAAGGTTTCAAACGTGAGTCTGATGACATCTGGGAAATGGTATACGAAGACCTAGTAGCGCTAAATGACGACAAGCGCAACTTGTGGTTTACTGGCCATAGCCTCGGCGCTGCTATGATTACTATTATGGCAAGTCGTGCTTGGGAAGACGATGCTTTGCCTGATCCGATTGAACTACATACGTTTGGCTCCCCTAGAGCAGGCGACGCTACGTTTGCTAAAAGCATGGCAGGCCGCACGCACTATCGTTGGGTTAACAATAACGACGTTGTCACTATGGTGCCGCCAGCGCTGCTAGGCTTCAAGCACGCAGGTACTGAAAAATATATTAACAGCGACGGTATTGTTGTAAATGTAGGTTTTTGGAAAAAGCTTATGGACCGTTGGAACGGTCTAGTTGGCAACAAGTTAGACATGATAAACGACCATACTTGTAGTCTTTACGCAAAGCATTGTAAGGCTAACTAACAATATAATTGTAACTTATGCAGTTTACGCAAAGATCGTTTGTTTTGAAAGGGGCTATTAAAGCCCCTTTTTTGTGTTATAGTATGTGTAAATAAAGTTAGTAAAAACATTTTCTTTCTTATTTACTGAACTAAAACATACACAAGGACTACAAAAAGATGTTTAATTTTCGACAGTTTGCTCGTCTTCGGAGCAACAATCACATCAACGAATTTATTCGGGCTGAGTACAAAAACGAAATACGTTCTCTTACTCAAAACGGTATTAGCCAAAATGTTGCGATTACTGGGATTCGCAACCGCTTGGGATTCTAATGATATACTTCATTAACTACATTGTATCATTATTTGAACTACCTGAAGACACTACTCTAACTTACTATGACATTGGAACTGACACAGATGCTTAAACTTATCAAATCACTATTTGACAATCGTTCAGATGAAGAACGTTATCTTGCTAATGCTCACGATATTTACGATCTTGAGAACAGACAGCGGATGCTAAACCGAGGCGATGCGCCTTTTCAAAAATACAACAAACTAACATTAGACGTATGGAATCACAACTAATGAAATCATTTTGGAAAAGCGTAGGCAACGCAATGCAGCGAGCCGGCGAAGAAAGAGCTCGAAGAGCTCTTGCTCCGTATCAACACTTACTAAACCAACACAATATTGATGTAGAATTTAACTACAGCAAGGACAAGAAAAAAGGAGCTTAATAGCTCCTTTTTTTATAGGTATTGTTCCCAAGTTTTATGTTTCAACTCAAACGTCATTTGCTTTCTTTTACGCACTAGGTCATAATAGTCCGGTGCGTACGGAGGCTGAATTGGTTTTATATCTGTTCGGGCGCCCTTGGCTACATTACAAGACTTACACGCTGTAACAATATTTGTCCAGTTGGTCTTCCCGCCTTTAGACACAGGCTGAACGTGATCAATAGTTAATTCTTTTTTGGGCAATCGATCACTACAGTACTGACACGTATACAGGTCACGCAGATACAGATTGCTCTTAGAAAAACGAGGAGTGGCTTTGCGCTTCATCATATCTTTTAGCATGATAACCGCAGGCACTCGAGTCTCCCAGCTTGGAGAGCTTACTACCCAATCGTCATACCATTCAAGCACTGCGCACTTGTCAAGACACATGTATGTGATTGCTTCCTTCCACTCAACAACACTGAGCGGTAAGTATGATACGGGTCTAGCGTCTGCGTTAAGGACTAAGACGTCAGCCATTGATATTGTTTCCTAAATAGTTAATGCTTTTATAATACACTAATTTAAAGAAATTTACAACCCCAACTTTTTGAAATATGCCTGCATATCATTTATGCTAGTTGTGCCTAGCTTATTTGCTTGACCACTTTTAGTTACCGGCACATCATAGTCGCCTGCGTTAAATGCTTTTTGCCATTTTTTACCATTCGGAGCAAACTGAAACGCCTGCATGATCGCTGCCTGCATTGACGGCTCTTCGGTACTTAGTTTGGGAAACTTTTGTAACATACGATAGCTTTTAGCCCAAGTTGGATAAAGTGCTATTTGTCTTGATAAAGGTGCGGCTTTAAACTCTTCAGCAGTTTTAAACTCGCCCATCGGAAAGTGCCCTCTATGTATCTGAGTAGCACCGTAATGCTTGCCGCTTGGAGATACTGCTGTTGAATCAAAGTTAGATTCTGTTTTAACAATAGCTCGAAGTGCTGCTGGACTTACTCCTAGTACTGATGCTGCGGTGGATAGTGCAGACTTCACAGGGTCAGGTCGTTGAGTTGGTGTTACTGGCATACTCATTAAGTTGTCAACTAAGCTCTGTAGCGATTGCGAATCAGATATATCATAACCGCCGGTATTAGCAGCGTCTTGCGCTATTTTTGTTATCGCTTGGCGTTGCGTGTCGTGATTCATTTCCGACTGTCTAATTTTTTGTATTGCTTTTTTATTCTTGTCGCTACTGTTAAACCACTTTACTAGTGTGCTTACCCAGTCTTCTTTTAGTATTTCATTTATTTTCATCTTAGTTTTACCTTGCCTCGAGTACCAACCGCAATTAATGCTTTAATTGCTTTGATAATTCCGTTACCTTTAGGGCGTACACTTTTGTGTACTGCTTTAGATAAAAAGTCTTTTCTATTCAAGTATAAATGAACTCGAATGCCTTGCTTTTCTAATTTACCTATAAGCTGATTTAGTTGATTTTCTTGTTCTCTTGATATATCTAGTGGGGACTTAAATCCATCTTGCTTTTGTTTCCAGTCTGGATCAAACTCGCTAGATAACCCGCCCACCATCGGAGGCTTCTCAGCAGTTGGAACTGCGGCTCTGTCCTTTATAGACACTGGTGTGAATATGTGTACTGCTCTAACAAACTTCTTAATATTAGGAATAGCTTCTCTGCCAAGGAGATTCAAACGTGTTTCGTATTCTCGTACATAGTTCTTGTTGCCTGCTGCTGAGCCAGTGTTACCAAACACAAAAGGATCTAACGAAAAACCACGTCTTTGCTTTATTAAATGAGTTCTAAGTTTTTCTTCATCAATCTCAAATGTTATCAGCAAGTTCGACTGAACTTTAACATATTGGTTGCTGGGGCTACGGCTAAAACTAATATAACTATCACGCTTCAGTGTGTGGCCGGCGTCGCTAACAGCAGCAGCAAAATTGTCACCGTCTACAATTTTCTGTGCTCGTGGTAAAATTGTTGAATGATATAGTAACGAACGGTCGCTGCCTTCTTTTAGTATTTCATTTATTTTCATCTTAGTTTTACCTTGCCTCGAGAAAATAGCAACGCAAGTAGTCTAGCTAGACCGCCTGCTTTTTTAATTGCCCTGCTACTCATAGCATAACCTTTAGCTAGCATATTGTAGGCTGCTCGGTCTTTGTATGCAAAGTATTTTATGTTAAACTTTTCAGCATAGTCTCTTGCCAACTCTTCTGCTTTGATCAGATGACTTACTGGCTTACCTTCCCGCACT